CGAGCACGGCACACAAATCCCCGGGAGTTCCGGGGAATAACTCCAACGACCGCCCCATCCTGTGGGGTCTGTTCGTCTCTACGAAACCCGCATCGGCTGCAAGGCTGGGGGGGTTTTTGCGTTTCTGGGCGCCAGCATGACAGCGCTCGCCGTCGTCTATCGGCCCCTGGCCGACCTGGTGCCCTACGCGCGCAACAGCAGGACGCACAGCGAGGCGCAGGTCGCGCAAATCGCCGCGAGCATCCGAGAGTTCGGCTGGACCAACCCCGTGCTGGTCGACGGCGAGAACGGCATCATCGCCGGACACGGCCGGGTGATGGCCGCCCGCGTGCTGGGCCTGGATCAGGTGCCGTGCATCGAGCTGGCCGGCATGTCCGAGGCGCAGCGCCGCGCCTACGTGATCGCCGACAACAAGCTCGCACTGAACGCTGGGTGGGACGAGGCGGCGCTCGAGGCGGAGCTTGCGGCGCTGATGGAGCAGGGGTTCGATCTACGTCTGATTGGGTTCGATGCGGACGAACTGAGCGCGATCCTCGGCGACGCCGACCCGGGCGGCGACACCGCGCCATCGGGCGCCGGTTCCCTGGCCGCCCGCTTCCTCGTCCCGCCCTTCTCGGTGCTGAACGCCCGCGAGGGATGGTGGCAAGACCGCAAGCGCGCCTGGATCTCGCTCGGGATCAAGTCGGAGCTGGGGCGCGGGGGGGGGCTGATTCCTCTCGATCGGCAGCGCCCGGCGGAAGCGCCAGGCCGGCGGCGGATTACAGCAAGCGGCAGCGCGGCGACGGGGCAGGGAAGGCAATGAATGGGTAAGGCGAACGCAATACCGGGGGGGGGCTGCAATGCCCCTTGACCGCGCGAAAAACAAGGCGAAGGCGACGTCGTTCGATTCGCAGGCTTCGCTCAATGCAATCATGGGCAGCGGCGCCGAGACGGGGACGAGCATCTTCGATCCCGTGCTCTGCGAGCTGGCCTACCGCTGGTTCAGCCCGCCCGGCGGGACGGTCCTCGATCCGTTCGCGGGCGGCAGCGTTCGCGGGATCGTCGCAAGCAAGCTCGGGCGCCAGTACGTCGGGGTCGAACTTCGGGCAGAGCAGGTCGAGGCGAATTGCGCGCAGTGCAGCGAGATATGCGGAGATGACGAGCATCCGCCGGCCTGGGTGTGCGGGGACAGCCGGAACATCGACAAGCACTGCGCGGATGTCGATGCCGACATGGTTTTTTCCTGCCCGCCCTATGCGGACCTGGAGCGGTACAGCGATGACCCGGCGGACCTGTCGACGATGGACTACGCCGACTTCCGCGCCGTGTACTTCGAGATCATCGCCAAGGCATGCGCGCGGCTGCGGCCGGATAGATTCGCCTGCTTCGTTGTCGGCGAGGTGCGCGACAATAAGGGCGCCTACATCGACTTCGTTGGCGACACCGTGCAGGCATTCCGCGACGCCGGGCTCGCGTATTACAACGAGGCGATCCTGATCACCGCCGTCGGCTCGCTGCCGATCCGCGCCGGGAAGCAGTTCAGCTCCAGTCGCAAGCTTGGCAAGACGCACCAGAACGTGCTCGTCTTTGTGAAGGGAGACGGGAAGCGCGCGGCGACCGCCTGCGGGACGGTCGAGGTCGATGAGTCAATGTTCGATGCTATAGGCGGCGATGATGGCTGACCGCCCCGCCGCGATTGCCGCATCAGGGCAGCGCCCTATCTGCCGCAGGAACCGCGGGTTGGTGTACGCCATATGAGCATCAAGCACCGCACCGCGGATGGCGCCAAGGCGCGGGAATCGGGCGGCGATGGCAACGGCGGTGCGCCAGTCGCCAGCGATGGCTGCGGCGCGTAGGGTATCGAGCTTAGTCATGGCATCCTCGCGTTCTTGATCCGATCACGCAGCCAGGTGGAGCCGCCAAGCGCGTGGAATTTCACCCATTCGGCGGCAGTCAGGCGGATGCTGCCGACAATGCGCCGCTGGTCGGCGGGCAGCGGCTTTCGGCCCTGCCCGCGGTCGTTCGCCGGTCGTTTCGTCGCTCCGTTCAATTCAGGCCCCACGGCGCGGCCTCATAGCCCGGTACCGCGCGGATGGCGGCGCGGCGGATGCCGTCGATGATCTTCGCGGCGATAGTGTGCTCGAAGCCGTTTATTTCGCAGGCCTGGTACTCGAAGCACTGGATGCACTTGAGCAGCGCCGCGATGGTCTGCGGCATCGTGTAGCGGCGGAAGCGGAAGCCGATGCTGACATCGGTCTGCGTATAGCGTTCGTTCACGCTCTCGACGTTGGCCGTGTAAAGGATGGCCGCAACGTGCTGCTCGCATCCGCGGATCGGATAGCTCTTGCCAGCGTAGACATAGTTCGCGTTTAGCTCGCTGGCGCGCGAGACGATGAAGTTGATTGTGTCGTCCGAAACAACGTAGGCGCTCATCTTGTAATCCCCTTGTGGTTGCTGGTTGGTGTTTGATTAATGTAATCTAACAATCAGGCCGACGCAAGTAGATTAATGCAACACGAGAAGAATTATTCTATGGCAACAGACTGGCCCGCGCTGCGCGTCGAGTACGTCAACAGCGCCCAGCAATACAAGGAGCTGGCCGAGCGGCATGGGCTGAAAGAGGCAACCGTCCGGCAGCGGGCCAATCGCGAAGGATGGGTCGAGGAGCGTCACGCGCTGTCACGAGTTGTCACGGAGCGTGCATCGCAGGATCTGACCCTTGCCCGGTCCGATGATCTGGCGAAATTCAACGCCGATGATTTGAGGATGGCGCGAGCGATCCGGGCGAAGGCGGCGCAGATGATGGCGCGCGTAAACTTCCCGGCCGACCTTCGCGCGCTCGCCTCCGCAGTGGATACGGCCCAGAAGATCGGGCGCCTGGCGCTGGGCGCGAGTACGGAGAACGCGACGGTATCGACCAGGGAACTGCCGGCGAGCGTCGACGAGTTCGTCTAAGCGATGGCGCTGACTGCGACGCAGCGCGCCTTCGCGACTTCGCGCGAGCCGTTCCCCTGCTTCTGCGGCGGCTTCGGATCGGGTAAGACGGCGGCGGCGATCGCGCGGGCCATGGCGCTGAAGGCGCACTGTCGCGAGCAGAGCGTCGCGTACTACCTGCCGACGTTCCCGCTAGTCGAGGACATCGCGTTTCAGCGGTTCCCGGAGTTGTGCGAGCGCAAGGGCTGGGCATACCGGCTGCGCCAGGGGAGCAGTCCGTTTATCGAGTTCCCGGGCGCCGGCCGGATCGTGTTCCGCACGATGGAGAATCCCGAGCGTATCGTCGGGTACGAGGTCGCGCACAGCATCATCGACGAACTGGACACGCTGCCGATCGAGAAGGCGCGGCAGGTCTGGAATAAGGTTATCGCCCGGAATCGCCAGAAATGCTCGATGCCCAACACGGTGGCCGTGGCAACTACCCCGGAGGGGTTTCGGTTCGTGCACGAGCGATGGGTGAAGAACCCGGCGCCAGGTTACGTGCTGTTTCGCGCCAAGACGATGGACAACGAGGCGAACCTGCCGGCCGGGTACATCGACAACCTGCGCAACAGCTACCCATCGCAACTGCTGGCCGCCTACCTCGACGGCGAGTTCGTCAACCTGACCGCCGGCAGCGTCTACCCCGAGTTTGACCGGGCGCTGAACGCCAGCGCCGAGACGATCAGGGACAAGGAAACGCTGCACGTCGGGATGGACTTCAACGTCAGCCACGGTGCCGCGGTGATCCACGTGCTGCGCGGGGACGACCCGCATGCGGTGGCGGAACTGACCGAGGTGTTCGACACCCCGGCGATGGTGCGGCTGCTGACCGAGCGGTTCAAGTCCCGCGGGCACAGCCTGATCATTTATCCGGACGCCAGCGGGAAGAACAGGAAGAGCCAGAACGCCAGCGAGTCCGACTTCGCGCTGCTGCGCCAGGCCGGGTTCTCGATCTGCGCCAACCCCGGCAATCCGGCGGTCAAGGATCGCGTGCTGAGCATGAACGCGATGCTGAACAAGGACGGCAAGCGCCGGTATCGGGTGAACCCGGAAACCTGCCCGCACCTGGTCGAGGCCCTGGAAAAGCAAGCCTATGACAAGCACGGCGAGCCGGACAAGACCAGCGGCATGGACCACATTCTGGACGCCGCTGGTTACGTGATCGTCTACCGCTACCCGATCGTGAAGCGATCAGTGATCGTCAGTTCGCTGCACTTCTAACCCCAAACCCCCACCCCCAGCCCGCCAGGCCAACGCCTCGCGGGCTTCTTGCATTCGGAGCCATGTCGACAGTCGCCACGCCAATCGCCGCAGTTGCAGCCCAATCGGAAGACCGCGCCCTGGTGCGCGCGCTGATGGGCGGCACGCGGGCGATGCGCGCGGCCGGGCAGCGATACATGCCGATCTGGCCGGCTGAGGACAACGAGTCCTACAAGTCGCGGCTGGGTCAGGCGGTGCTGTTCCCGGCCTACTCGCGCACGGTCGAGACACTGGCGAGCAAGCCGTTCTCGCAGCCGATGACACTGGGCGAAGACGTACCGCCAGTGATCGTCGAGTGGGCCGAGGATATCGATCTGCAGGGCCGCAATCTGCACGCGTTCTGCTGCGACACGTTCGCGCACGCGCTGGGCGCGGGCATCGCCGGCATCCTGGTCGACTACCCGCGCGCCGAGGGCGTTCGCACGCTGGCCGATGAGCGCAACGCGGGTGCGCGGCCGTACTTCATCCAGATCGAGGCCGAGCAGATCCTGGGCTGGCGGGCCAGCCGCGCGAGCGGGAAGTGGCGCATCGACCAACTGCGCCTGATGGAGACGGTCGACGAACCGGACGGCGAGTTCGGCACGGAAACGATCAAACAGGTGCGCGTGCTCACGCCGGGCGCATGGGCGACGTACCGCGAGATGAAGGACGGCTGGGCGCAGCATGACAAAGGCGTCACCAGCTTGCCCGTGGTCCCCTTCGTGCCCGTTTACGGCAAGCGCACCGGGTTCATGCTGGGAGAGCCGCCGCTGATGCAGGTGGCTTTCCTGAACGCGCAGCACTGGGCCGAGTCCAGCGACCAGGCCAAATCGGTCCGGTTCGCTCGGGTGCGCATTGCGGCCATCGTGGGCGGCGACGCCGAGGAAAAGATCACCGTCGGGTCGGATTATTTCCTGCGGCTGCCGGCCGGCGCATCGATCGAGATCGCGCAAGGATCGGCCGAGGCAGTCGGAATCGGCCGATCGGAACTGAACGTACTCGAAGAGCAGATGCGCCAGTCTGGCGCCGAACTGCTGGTGATCAAGCCTGGATCGATCACAGCGACCCAGGTCGCGACCGAGAACACGGTGGGCATGTCGGCACTCCAGGCGATGGCCGCGCAGGCTGAGGACGCTTTCGACGCAGCCCTGCAGATCATGGCCGACTGGGTCGGTCTACCGCAGGGCGGGCACGTTTCGCTGTTCGACGACTATGGCGCGCAGACGCTCGCCGAGGCGAGCGCCGAGCTGCTGTTCAAGATGAACCAGGCCGGCAAGTTGTCGGACATCACGACGCTGGACGAAATGAAGCGCCGCGGCGTGCTTGCTGCCGAGGTTGACTCGGCGACCGAGCGCGAGCGGATCGCGGACCAGGGCCCGGCGCTGGGAATGCTCACCGACCCGCCATCCGTGCCACCGAAGGTCGCCGACCCGGAGGATGATTCGGCAGATGATCCGGTGGCCTGATGGCCGCCAGCGTCAACGAGCTCCTGGCTGATGCAGCGATCCACCACGCGGTGGATTTGGCGCAGTACAGCACGGGCGTGGTCAGGCGGATCATTGCGCTGCTGAATCGAACGGATGCCGACCTGTTCGCGCAGCTGACCGCGGCGCTCGGGCAGATGGATGCCGAGTCGTTCACGGTCGAGCGGCTGGAAGCGATCCTGCAATCCGTGCGCTCGCTCAACGCCCAGGCGTATCAGCGGGTCGAGATGGCGCTGACTGCGGAACTGCGCTCGTTCGTCGAGATCGAATGGCCATACCAGCAGAACCTGTTCCCGTCGGTCGGGATCACGATGCAGCTGGGCACGACGGTCTCGGCAGCGCAGGTGTACTCGGCCGCCATGAGCCGCCCGTTTCAGGGCCGGCTGCTGTCCGAGTGGTCGAAAAGCATCGAGGCCGACCGCATGGTGCGAATCCGCGATGCGATCCGGATCGGGTTCGTCGAGGGCCAGACGAGTGACGAGATCGTCAAGCGCATCAGGGGCACGCGGGCCAAGGGCTACGCGGACGGGATCATCGAGATCGACCGGCGCAACGCCGAGGCGGTTGTGCGTACTGCGGTGCAGCACACAGCGGCCGGTGCGCGGGATGAGATGTTCAAGCAGGGCGCCGATGTGATCAAGGCGATCCAGTGGAGCAGCGCCTTGGACGGGCGGACCACGGAGCAGTGCAGGATTCGTGACGGGAAGCAGTACACGCCCGACGACCACAAGCCGATCGGGCACAAGATCCCATGGGGGGCGGGCCCTGGGCGTCTGCATTGGCGCTGCCGATCTGCAGCCGTGGCGATCACCAAGAGCCTGTCCGAGATCACGGGCATCCCTGGCCTGCCAGAAAACCCGGTCGGCATGCGAGCGAGCATGGATGGCGCCGTGCCGGGCGACACGACCTATGGCGAGTGGATCAAGAAGCAGTCCGCCGCGCGCCAGGACGAGATCGTCGGGCCGACGCGGGGCGCGCTGATGCGGTCTGGCAAGTTGCCGTTCGACAGCCTCTACACCGACCGCGGCGAGTACCTGACGCTTGACCAGCTCAGGGAGCGCAACGCGGCGGCGTTTAAGCGCGCGGGGATTTAGAAAACGAAGCCCGATAAGCGTTCCAGCGCATACCGGACTTCTGACCTTTTACCTATTGCAGAGGTATCATGGTTGAACGAAAGTCTACAGAATTCCTTGATCGCTTCTGGCGAAAAGTCGACGTTCGATCTGAGGCGGAGTGTTGGTGTTGGAACGGGGCAAGGTTCGCAGCGGGGTACGGGCAGATGTTTGTCACGGGCCGCACGAGATACGCGCACCGACTGTCTTTTGAGATTGCCAACGGATCGATTCCTCCAGGGATGGTTGTTAGGCACACCTGCGACAACCCTTGCTGCGTGAATCCACG